GCGAGCACCGACGACAATACAATCGTTGTAATAGGCAGCTTTTAGCTATACACCACCATGGCGGCAAGAGCAACCAAGAGAAGACGCCATCATCAGCAGAGGTTGCTACTCGTGTTCTTTCAGGTGTTTGCAGCCTTCGCCTTGGCGAACAGGAACCGTCCGTGCTCGCTCGGGAGCGCGTCTTTCACGTTGCCGGGGAGGCTGTGTACGTCGATCATCTGATTCACTCCGCTGTATCAAGCTGTTCCGCCGGACCGAACCTGCGGGTTGTTGCGCATCTGGTCCTGCCGGAAGCGTTCCGCCACGTCGTACGTCGGGTCCTCGATCAACTCCAGTGACACGATGCGTGTCTCGGCCATGCATCGGCACTGGATAACATTTTCCGCAAGCCCGTCCGGGTCGCCGGGGAACATCAGCGGGCCCAGCGGCGTCTGGAACGGGGTGTCGATCCCCACGCCACCGGGGTTCATGCTCGGGATCAGCCGATGCTCGGGCCGGGTCCGCCCGTCCTGGGTGTAGACCCAGAACCGCCAGACCTGCTCACGCCGGATCTTCCCGTCCTGGATGTACGACTCGTACAACTCACGCTGCGCCCCGTGCACCGAACGCAGCGCCTCGGTGCGCCCGATCACCTCACTGCGGTACTTGAGGTATCGCTCGCGGTAGCGTTGCACCATCCGGTCGATGCGCTCCGCCGGGATCGGCGTGCCGCTGTCCAGCGCCCGCGCCACGCCCCGGTCGAAGCGCCGGTCGCGGAGCTGTCGGGTCAGCACGTCGGCCCGCCCCTGCTCCAGCGAGCGTCGGTAGTTCGCTACCGCGCGCTCCTGTTGCACCGTGAGGCCGACGCTCTCGCGCACCCGGCGCGCGGTGTCGCGCGGGTTGAACCCCTGCTCGGTGCCCTGCGCCACCGACTCCCGCACCACCGCGCGCACGTCCTCGCCTATCTCGCGGATGCGCGTGGAGCTGATCTGCCTGGCGTAGCGTCCGATGAGCGGGTTGGCCGAGGCGAACACCACGTTGACCGTCCCCCCGGGCCCGAGGACCGGGGGCTGCACCTCCGCGGCCAGGCGCCCACCCTGCACCACCGCGTCCTCGATGGCCGCGGCCAGCTCCTGCAGCTCATTCTCCGTGACGTTCGGGTCGAGGAGGTCGATCAGCTCCTCTACCCGCCCGGCCTCGATGAGCCGCGCCGCCTCCTCCGCCGGGATGCGGCTGCGCATCCGGTCCACGGCCTCGCGGAACGCTCGCGCCAGCCGCGGTGACAGCCGGTCCACCAACGCCTCCAGGCGCCGGACGGCCTCCGACCCGGTGGTGACCTTGAGAACGGCGCTCACTCGTCCTCCGGCTCCGGGGGAGCAGGATCCGCGGTTGGTCCCGGCTCCGGCGGCGCCGGCCTCCCGAGCATGTCCGGGTCCTCGCTGCGGGGCGGCAGGTGCGCGGACGCGCGCAGGCTGTTCTCCAGATCCTCGTCCGGGAACAGCGGGGCGCCGGCTCCGGCCACCCGCTGGATGAAGGCGCCCAGCTCTTCGAGGTTCACCGGGGCGATGGCGCCCGGCACCAACCGGGGCAGCAGGTCCTGGTTCAGCCCGTTCAGCGCCCAGACCCGGGTCAGCAGGTGCCTGTTGATCGTCTCCGAGATGTTGGACAGATATCCCTCCAGCGAACGCATGAACAGGTTGCTCTTGTCCTCCGACATCGCGAAGCTGCCGCGATCGTTCTGCCCGAGCATCAGGAAGTCGGCCATGACCGTGCGCGCGATGTCCTGCTGGTGTCGCACGATGACCTGGTTCATGTCGATGGCCCGAGTGCCGCTCGACGCCATCAGCTCGAAGTCGACCATCCGCTGCGCGGTCATGTTGCCGTCTTCGCTAACATGCAGATCGGAGGGCAGCAGCAGGTAGCCCTGCTCGTTGTTCTTGACGTCCCGCAAGATCTGCTCGAACTTGGTGACGAAGGTCCTCGCCGCGGCGTCCGCGTCGTCCGTAAGCCACTCGCCCGGCACCCTGCCGACAGGCAACCCGGCCAGCTCGCGCTCGATGGCGATGGCCTCGATCATCATAATGTTCGACAGGAAGTGGTAGCTCTTGTAGGCGTTGCGCAGCACCGAGCGCCCGCTCGGATCGTTGTTCGCGGATGTGGTGCGGAACAGCAGCCCGCGCTCGATAGGGATCGACACGTCGCCCTTCGAGGTCCTCTGCACCACGGCGGTCACGTTGCCGTCGTCCTCGTCCTGCAGGAAGCTGTCGATGGTCCACTGCACCCGTTGCGCGAGCTTGCGCACCCCGATGCGGCCATCCCTGAACTTCGACCGACGTGAACTCCGGCGCTGATCTGGCCCGTCGCGGCGCTTGTAGACCACCTCGTGGAAGTCGAAGCCAAAGGGCAGGAACGACAGCGTCTCGGAGATGAACACCTCCCAGGTATGGCTCATGTCCTCGAACAGCATCCCCTGCACGAACTCCGCTTCCGATTTCGCGGCGGCTGAATCGTTCGCCGGCTCCACGGTCCAGTCCACCGCGCGCAAGAGCATGTCCATCGCGGTGAGCGTGGCGCCGATGACCGGGTCGTTCTCACGCATCTCCCGGTACTTGCGCACCGCGCGTTCGCCGCGCAACGTCGACACGAACTCGTCCGCGTAGGGCGAGGTGAATCCCCGGTTACCGTAGGTGCTGCCACCCGAGATCCCGAGTTCCGACGTCGGGGCTACCGGCCTTGTCTTACGCGTAGCCATATCCGTTTCCTGTGTTACACCTACACCCGGGCCCAGTTCGCCTGCTTGCCGTCACCGACGTTGGTCGGCGCCGCTATCGAACGCCTGCGCCGCATCTTGCGGTCGCCTTCGACGGCGTACCGCGTGGCGTCGATCACGTGGTTGTGCTTGTCCCGCAGCTCCGACAGCACCTCCTCCGTTATCGGGTCCACCTTGTAGCTGTAGTGCTGCATCTCGGTAGCCGTGTGCTTGCATCGCTCGTGGATGACGATGTCGTAGTTCTTCATCCACTCCACCCCCTCGTACAAGCTGTTCGGCCCCTTCTTCGCCGGGTGCATGTCGAAGCCCCGCCCGCGCATGTAGCGGATCGTCTCCGGGCGAGCGGAGTCCGCGGTGATCCGCCCCCGGTGCGCTCCCGGAACGCCGGGGTAGGCCTTGCGGTTGCGCCAGCGTTGCTGGTCGGGCACGTGGTCCGGGCAGTCACCTGTGAACAGGGCGGGCGTGTCCTCGATCTCGCACCCGACCTTGTAGGCCTCGTGCGACACGAAGAGCTTGCGGTGCGTGTGGTCGACGTAGACCTTGACCAACACCGTCGGGTCCACCGAGAACCCCCAGTCCGCCCCGAAGCGCGCCGAAAGTCCGGCGTTCTCCAGATCGCTCTCCTCGAACACGTCGGTGCACCAGTTGTGGAACACCCGGCTCTCGCTACGCTTGAGATACTCACCCTCCCACACGTGGCGGTACAGGTCCGGGTCGCGGCGCCGGTCCCACTCCATCTCCGCTTGCAGCGGCGACGACGCGAACCAGGGGTTGTCCCTGAACGACACCTCGCGCACCACGGCGCCCGGCGGCAGCTCCTTGCCGCGAAGCAACTTCTCGATGGGGTCGTCCGCGGAGCCCGGATTCCAGGAGAACCACAGCTCGGATCCCCTCTCGCGCAACGTCGGGATGAGCGTGCGGATGCTCTCCTGGGACATCGTGTTGGCCTCCTCGACCCACACGATGTCGATCCCCTCCATCGACTTGATGCTGCTGATGTTGTGCCGCAAACCCGAGAAGATGAACAGGCTGTCGTTCGCCGTTCCCCGGATCTCGTTGTCGAAGCTGGTGAGCGTCCTGCCGAGGCCGTAGTCGTGGATCTTGTCGTCCAGCAGACGCTTCACCGAGTCCCGGATACTGCGTTGCGTCTCGCGCGCGCACAGCACGCGCAGGCTGTTCTCGGCCGCCTTCGCCACCAGGGCGCCAGCAAAGGAGTGCGACTTGGCGCTGCCGCGGCCGCCGTACGCACCTTTATAACGCGCCGGCTCGAAGAGGAAACCGAACGCCTCGGGGATCTGCACCCTGCGCACCGCGCCCGCCGCAGCGTGCGCTGCGGTGGCGGCCGCGGCGGAAGAGCCGATCACCCGGTGTCCAGCTCGGGCACCGGCCGGGCCTCCACCACCTGCGCGCTTTCCACGTCGATGGTGTGCCCGGCCGGCACCAGCTCGATCTCCAGCTTGACCGGTCCGCCGCCCTCGCCCATCACCTCGTGCTTGGTGACCGCGGGGCCCCAGACCGCCGCGGCCCGGCGCTCCAGGATGAACTTCGCGGCGGAAACGTCGCCCCCCTTCGCCACCTCCAGCAGCGCCTGCGCCACGTCCGAGAGCGCCAGCGTCTCCGCGGCGTCCAGGTCGTCGCCCAGCGCCCGGCGCAGGCTCATCAGCGATACCCGGAGTACCCGGGCGATCTCCTTATCCTGAGCCCCGGCGAACCGCATCCGAATCGCCAGGTCGCGCTGACCCGGGTTCGGGTGCCACCGTTTAGGGCCCGTCGGGCCTACCCGTGGCGGCATCTGCGAGGTCTGCGGGATCCGAGGGATCCGAGGGACCCGGGTGGTCTGTTGCGTCACATTTGCTGCTCCCGCGGTGCGCCGAGGCGCTCAGGTGGGTCGAAAAGTATCAACCGTCTGCGCGGCGAGCATATCAGCGACTCGGGCGTTACGAAACTACCCACCAGAGCCGGCGCTCCGCAAGATCCTCGGGTGCAAATAGTTGTTGACTATTGTTTGGGGGTCGGCAGAATAGTTGCTACTGAATCGCGCAGCACCGCGCGCCCTACCGGAGAACTGACGAACATGAGCCGCACAAGCACAACTGTTTACGCCGCGGAGAACGCCGCCGAGGCTGTCATGGGTGGCGATTCGACGGCAGACGCATGGGACGCCCTGACCCGCGACGAGCGTGAATGCTTCGACGGGTTTGGGGACTTCTTGATGACCGTGAACTACATCATCGACCGCAACAAGGGAGCGGCAGCATGAACACTTACAGCGACTTTCGGGACTGGGCGTGCGACGTGTACGGGGATGACGTGTTCCCCGGCACATTTCTCCAGTGCCGGCGGCTGGCGGACGAGTACGCCCGCCTGTACGGGCTGCCGCGCTCGTGGGTTGACGGCTTCTTCCCGGAGGAGGACGCAGCATGAGCACCGTCCTCCTCGAAGACTATCTCGGAGATGGGGTCTACGCGACCTGGGACGGCTGGTCCATCACCTTGGACCTGCGGGCGCAGCTCCCCACTTCTCCCGTTACCACCATCGCACTGGAGCCGGAGGTGCTCGAAGCCCTTGACCGGTTTCGCGCCCGGTGCCGCGGATACGAAGAAGGAACAAGCGGATGAACTATGACGTCAACAACGTGCCTCCGCGCCCGTGGCAGCGCCCCGGCAACGGGTGCGACCTGAGCACCCTGAGCGCTCCTGTGCGCCCAGTCGCCCTATGTTTGAACGGCGACATCGCCGCCCATGTCGAGCACTGCACCAACACGCACGAGGCGCTGGTGGCGGCGCTGGAGCGCGGCTACGAGTACGCGCTTGCCGGGCCGATAGACAGCCTGCACCGCATCCGCAATCAAGCGGCACTCTGCGCTATGCGCGAAGCTCTTGTGTTGGCGACCGGGCGAGA